TCCACAAATTTCGAGGGCGCCAAGGCAGCCTATGCCTACGCAGTAGAGGACTTCAAGAAGCTGGCAGCAGCTTCTAACCCACTGATCCCGCCAGAGGTTATCTTCGGGACGACCGTTGAGGAAGTCAAGGCATCCCTCGCCCGAACTAATAAGCTGGTGGCTAATGTTCAGGAGTCCCTGGCTAAGCAGGCAGTAGCCAGCGTAGTCCCCGCAGGTGCTCCAGCTCGCACCGGCCCCAACGTGGAAGGCATGAGCACCAAGGAGAAAATAAACCTCGGCCTGGAGCAGGCCAAGAGAAAAAAGGAGAATTAACCTATGTCAATATTACTAGCACAAGCAGCCAAACTGTCTAATGACGTTCTGTTGCAGGGCGTCATTGAAACCGTCATCAAGGATTCACCAATCCTTCAGACAATGCCGTTTGTCGAGATAAACGGCAACGCGCTAACCTACAACAGAGAGACGACTTTAGCCGCCGCTACCTGGTATGCGCCACTAGGCGCCTGGTCATCCACCACAGCGCCGACTTTCGACCAGTTAACCGCCACCTTGTGCGTGCTGGGTAGAAATGCCGACCTGGACAACTATATCAAGCAGACCAGGAGTAATATCCAGGATATCGAGTCAGTCGTTTTAGAGCTTGCCGCCAAATCCATCAGGCAGGAGTTTGAGCGAGCCTTCCTCTACGGCTCGACCACCAACTACCTCGGCATAACCGCAGATGCCAACTCCATCGAGGGCTTAATCAAGCTCATTCTCACCGGCACGGCCAGCTCCCAGGTCATCGCTGCTGGCGCTACCGGCGCCACCCTAACCCTGGCCATGGTTGACCAGCTTATAGACGCCGTCCTGGGAGGCAAGCCAGACCTCTTGCTGATGAGCCGCAGAAGCCGCAGAAAGATAAACGCCCTGGCTAGAGCTGCCGGCAGTAACCTCGAAGTCGGCACTGGCAAGCTCGGCGAGTTTGTCCAGTTCTATAACGGAATCCCCATAGGGGTCAATGACTATATCCTCAACACCCACACCCTGGTCGGCAGTGTGGAGACGGCAATCACCGGGGCGCTTTGCTCCACCATCTACGCTTTGCAGTTCGGCGAAGGCGGTATCTGTGGTGCTACCAATGGTGGCATCCAGGTTGAGCCATTAGGCGCTCTGGAAGCCGCGGACGCCAACAGGTTTCGCGTCAAGTGGTATTGCGGCTTGATTGACTTCTGCGTCCAGAAGCGAGCCGCCTTAATCGGAGTTCAGGACTAACATTGACTGCCTAACAGGGGTTTGAACTTCCACCTCTGTTAGGCATTACCTCCCAGGTGGGGGGAGAGAAGCGGCAGATTCACCTACTGCGACAGCTTCATCCCCCACCAACTGAACTGAGGGAAGGGAGAACAAAATGATACTGAGTGATATGAGAACCCTGGTAAGGCGAGACCTCAAAGACGAGGATAATTCTAATTACCGCTGGCAGGACAATGAGATTGACAGAGCTATCGCCAGAGCCGTAGCCGAACTATCTCGCTATATCCCCAGGGAGATGAAGGCTACCATCGCTACCACAGATGGCAGCCGTGAGATAGCCTTAACCACCTTGACTGATAGAGTGAGTGTGGACAGGGTAGAGTTCCCGGTGGGGGAAACCCCGCGAAGCTTTCAGCGCTTCACCGTCTATTCAGAAACCATCACTCTAATAGGAGACACCGAGGGAGACGGCACCAACGCCTATATCTACTGGGGCAAGGTTCACACCCTGGACGGCAGCACGAGCACCATTCCCAGCTACCTTGAGGATGTCTTAGCCCTGGGAGCTGCTGCTTATGCCGTGCTGGCTCAGAGTCAGCTGCGCACAGACACCGCCGGCTTTGGTGGGGAGCGAGCTGATACCGATTATCAGAGCTGGGGGACGGTCATGCTCAAAGAGTTCAAAGCTCAGTTAAAGCGCTTCGGCAGAGGTCGAAAGCTCAAAATAAGTCAGTTCTATCAAGGAGACGACAATGAGTGATACCAATAAGTCAGCTAGAGACAAAATCGAACAAGGACTACCCAGGCTAAAGGACGGCTTTCCCTGGCAGGCTTTCGCCATCGTTGGCGATAAGGAAGACCCGGAGACGTGGAAACTGCCGCATCACACCAAGGCCATCTTTCGAGCCATACAGGGTAAGATTGGCCATTACCGCACTACTGATTGGGAGCATCTGTCAGCAGCCGTGGCAGCTCTTAGTCGTGGCGGCTTCCGCGGTAAGAGGGTTGAGGCTACCGAGCAGCAAATCCTCGACGCTGCCAAACATCTATCCAGGCATTACTCCGAAAACGGTAAGCCAGTACCGGATACCCTGGCAGCCCTGGTCGAATGACCCCCCAGTTTGGAATTTGAAATTTGGTATAAGGAGATTGAAATGATTAGTAAATTCTTAGATGGCAAAAAGAAGTATAGCGCCTTTATCATCACCGTGTTGGCAACCCTGATTCCCCTTTTCATTCAGGAGCCAGAAGCACAGAAAACCATATTGGACATGGTCCCGTCTGTGGCCGCAGCTCTGGCCGGCATCTTCTATATTATCACAGAGGGCAAGCTCGACACCGAGAGGGAAAAGACTAAAACAGCAGTCAATGGCAATGGCGGAGGTGGTATTTCCCAATCGGTAGCACAAGCCCCTACAGCACAGCCACAGGCGCAAAGCCAGCCTGTAGCTGAGTTGCCAACGCCTTTTGACCCTAAAGCCTTCCATGAAGATGTCCTGGCTACTGTCAAAGCCACATACACAGAGGTAAACCAGTGCACCCTCTTTTATAAGGCCAGGGATAAAGGCTCAGTGACCGATTGCCAGAATATATCTCAGGCTGTGGATTACTGGAATTATCTAGTTGACCTGGCAGTGGACGCTAAGGACTGGCTAAAGGAGGAGACCGAGAAGAAGAAAGGGGAGTGCGGCCGTAGCCCCGAGTATTATGTTTTCAATCGGGACTTCAACACCACCATCCGAGCTGCTAATGCCTTGACTGAGTTGGCCACTTCCAAAATCGATTGGAAAGCTAAGCTGGCGCCGTTCAATAGGACGCTGTACGGCGTGGGGACTCTGGCCGAGCAGCTGCTGTATCCTAGTTGAAACCGATGGTTTTTGACTGGCTAACGATAGCCGGCATAGTGCTGCTGGTAGGCGCAGCAGTTTACATAATCTTATCGAGGCAGAAATGAGAAGTATCTCAGACGCCCTACTCGAAGCACAGGCAGCAGGCGTGCCCCGAAAGCCCCTGGTTAAGCTCGAGGTGCAGGCTTACGGCCACCCTGCTCAGTCCTCGAGCCTCCAGTGGGAAGCCTTCGGCTGGCAGCGTTTTTATGCCGGCAGCGAAGGCAAAGACTCCCACGGCGTAACCATGCCAGGTGACGGCTCTTTGATTCGGGTCCGTAAGTCAAGCACCAACCTCTACCTCTCTCGTGTTACCAGCCCCGGCCCGGACTCCGATTATTCGAGCTGGGGTGCATCTTTTGGTGGTGTCAACTCCAATGCCAAAGCCGCCATCGCTTCCCAGGGCGCAGAGGTTATGGTGGCTTCCATGGACGCCGCCAACTTGTACCGCCGGCAGTCAGCTGATTATGGCGCCTCCTGGGGGAGCTGGACGGTCATGTCCAATGCCCGCCCCTGTGAAAGAGGTGTAGCCATAGCCTATAAGTCCAATGGTGATTGTGTCATTGTCCACGCCTCAGATGTCAATGACCCCACCAGCCTATATCTCCAAAAGAGGACTGGGGGGAGTTGGAGCACCGGCTTAGGCCAGCGAGGCAGCTATGACGGAGAGATTGTTGACTTGGCCGTGTACTACGACGGCGATTGGAACATCATCGCCCTGGTCCAGGAGGGCAGCTATATCTCTGTGGTCCGCATGGTCTACGGCGACGGCTATCGCCAGACTGCTAATACCTGGTCAACTGATGTCAAAATCGGTTTAGGTAGAGCCAGGGTAGATGTCGCTACTCAGGTAAGGCTAAGGCAGTTCGCCACCGGCTGGCCGGTAGGCTACCGCCTCATGTCCATGGAGCAGCGTGCCGCTTGGAGTAGGCAAGTGAAGAGCAGTACCTATATGGAGAGGTATCAGGCGGTGATTGATGCTCTGGCAGGCGAGACACTGGACGTCTCGGGTCCATACTTGCTCAAGCCCCCTACATCATGCACCAGGCCGCTTTTGTCTCTGGCCAGGCAGAACCAGCCCTGGTTATTCAGATTAAAGCCAGGTACTGATTTCTACGACTACAACTGGAATAAGGCTAGCAGCATTGATACCAGCGCCTCAAGAGGCATGGCTTTAGCCGCCGACCCCAGCGGAGAGTACCTATGGGCTACGCAGCCAACCGAGGTCTGGCGGACACAATGCCCTGGTTCATGGACGCCCCCAACCGCAGGCTCAGGCGCCGGCTCTTTAATTACCATCCCAGTCTCCAGAATCGCCAGGATCACCGAGGCTGTAGACCCGGAGCAGCCGTCGGAGCTGGAGGTAGAGCTGGACAATTCCAAAGGTACTTATAACTCGCCAGGCTCCGGCGCAATAGCCGTCTTAAAGAGAGGGGCGCGGGTAAACCTTCACCTCGGTTATAAGACTACGTCAGGTGATCAGCTCTCAGAGGCCTCCAGGTATTTCATAGAGGCTATGGAGTATAAAAGAGACCCCAATATCTCCAACTTCATCATG